CCTTAATTTGCTGCACTTCGCGGGTCTCCATATATCCCGTTTAGCCTAGTTAGTTCTTCATTTAGTTGGAGGCATTGCGGGCACCAACCAATCGCATTATCGTAATGCGGGCATGGTGTCCATCCGTCTCGACCGAGATAGAGATTATTTAGACGCGTCCTGACTGGTTCAAAATATGCCTTCAGTAAATCTTCCATCTTATTAAGCTGCATTCTTCTGGCCTTCTCCTTCATCCGGTGCCGCATTCAACTGCTTCGCGTTCATGGCCTGCTCGATCATAAATTGCAAGTGCTTATCGTCCAGTTCGGCCATATTGCCGTGAGTTTTGAACATATCCTGAATTACGCGGCTAAGCAGCTTAACGATGTTCTGTTTGTCGTGAATGTCGCGGTTCGATTGATCCTGCTGCATGGCAACCTGCGCCTTAAGCTTCTCTGCCGGGGCGGGTTGGCCCATAGCCTGAATCTGTTCTTGCGTAAGGGCTATAATCATAGGGTTGCGCGGGCTATAGTTGAGCGCATCCATGGTCGAGCGCATGAACTCTTCCACGTCCACAGTCTTTTTCTGCTGCTGAGCGAGCATTTGTAATAACTCGGGGTTAAGCCATACCTGCGATAGTTGCGGCATCATTTGCAGGAACGTCTGCCGTGCCGCAAGTCTTACGCTGCCACGGCATTCCACCTTGATAACCGCGTTCATCACTTCGAGTGGATCTAGCTTCTTGAAGTCAGGGTCCAGCCTGATCCACGCTGCCGCTTGCTGCATGTCGAGAAACTTCTTGTCCAACAACACAAACTCATTCAGCACCGGCTCCATAAAATTAGCTTCAGCATTCTCGATGTAGTATCGGGCGCGATCCTGGGTCGCTCCGACTTGCGTATTGACTCCCGCCGCAGTGCGGTTGGCTGAGTTTCCGCCAGACGTAGGAGAACCCATCGCAGCCAGGTCTGACATTCCTGTAATTCTCTGGGTGCGCCGCTCCGAGGCCTCCACTTCGATGAAGGCTTGCTGGGTGATGTTCTGCACTTCAAGCTGCTTTATGTCACCTTCAGGGGCTTCAGTCTCAATGACTACTCCCGGACGAACTTTAAGCTGGTAAGCAGGAATCGTGACCCCTCTTCGCTTGACCATCGGTCGATGGATTGAGAGAGCCAGTTCATCAATTCGGGCATTAATGATGGATTGTTGAAGTCTTTGTTCGCCCTCCGCAACGTCCGATATCGCCAATGCGTGCCATCGGTCGAGGACATCAGCGTAATGCATACTCCAGTAGTTGATTTTCCCGTAGCGGTTTCGCTGGTTGTAGGCGATGTGCTCCCGGTTGAGCATCCAGACTTTTCTGTCATTGGTTGTGTACTCCACGACCTCGATGCGCTTTTGGGCCGGATCGGTCGAGTAATCCATAGCCGGATTCCACATGTTGTAGCGGAAAAGCTCGGTCGATAGCTTGGTTACATCCTGATTGGCCGTGGTCTTGGACTTGCTGTACTGGTCTAGCGTGGCGTCGTCGGGAATATCGAAGCCCTTGGTGCCGCGCAAAGCCTTGAGCTTGCCTGCGGGCATGTACACGCGCTTGATGAAGAATCCCGCATCTTGTACGCAAGTGGATTCGCAATTGGGGTCAACGTAGGAGTCGATTATCGACGTGTATCTAAGATATGGGCGAGACTTCTTTTCGCGGTGTATGTTCCGAGCGTAGCGTTCCTCTGTCTCCATAGGGATAGGAACGACACCGAGCAAGGGATGCTGAAACGCGCCCAGTCGCGTGACTCGATGGCTGCGATCAAACTCAACCGTCTCAGAATAGTAGTCCTCAAAGCCTGTCTCGCAGATTCCGTTTCCATATACCAAGGAACTCTTCGCGCAACGGCGTACTTGCTCACGGTAGTTGACCTCCCCTAGTTGCTCGGTAACTAGCCGCCTCCAGGCTAAGGCATGATCTTGCTGGTCGGAGCGCTGCGGGTAGAAGTCGTACATGTCGTCGTCGCAAAGCGCCGACACAATCTTTGGCAACATGCTTTCGATCTGCTCGAATACGACGAAGATTCCCAAGGAACTGCGCGGCACGCGAGTCCCATCCCAATAGCGCTGCGCGGCCCATGCTAGATAGAGTTCCGAAGCGTTTCTATACCTCCAGTCATGCGCGTGTGTTCTGTAATACTCCGCGTAGGCGAAGTCACTGCGAACCACATTCAGCGCGTACTGATAGCTCCACTTATCTTCCGGCGTCTTGATAGCCTTCGCCTGATCTGCCGGTAGCGGATCAGGTGTCGGTGCTACGCCTTGGTCTCCGTAAGCCGTTAGAGTGCTCCTGTCACGAGCGCCGGATTAAACTCTTCCGCTCGCTTATCCGGGTACATCCACTGCTCTGCCCCGCCTTCACCGAAGCCTAAGAACCTGTCCTTCGGGCGCGGCATTCCGAATTGCGCCTGCGAGTAGTCGGGCGCATCGGCAATCACATCCACCGTAACTGGAAACTCCGGGTCTTGGGACTGCATCATGTCAGCCAGCGTGTCTAGCGTGTCGTCATGCACGCCCGAGGACTGCGAGGGAAACTGCATGATCTCTAGGATGAGGTCGGTTTTGCATCCCAGATCGTCCGCGAATCGGATAATTCCCGTCTTGAACCACGGTTGTAAACCACGAATCCGCTGTTGCTTACTAACGTGAGTGTCACGCTTGATGGGCACCATGGTTGGGAATCGCTGTCGCTTCGATGCCTCTCGTTGCAGAAATGGCAGTAGTACTCGCGCATGAGCGTCCTTCTCGATCTTGAAGTCGATCACAGACGGATAGCGCTGATAGATGTCGAAAATATGCCAGATCACCTGGTCAGGAGTGAAGCGACCCCTACGTATATCAACAATATAAAGCCGACCATCACGGTCAAAACCACCCACAGTGAGAACAGTAAAATCGTTATCGTTTTTGGCAGGTTCCAATCCATGAAGATCAATGGTGCAATGAACGCGGAGACGAGGAAATAGATCGCTAATAATCTGGCGGGAAAGGAAGACAATATCTTTCGCATCGCACAACCCTCCTTCTGGAGGAATGGGCTTATTTTTGTACTGGCAGGAAAAGATGTAGCTACCGACTTCTTTCTCGATGCGCGTCAGTTCGGAAGGTGGGAATCGCTCGGGCCAAACCGAGTCTTGTTCGTCTTTGGGACGGACGAGAAAGTTATACGTTCCCGAACCCTGGAGTCGTCCGTATAGGTCTCCAAAATCATAACGGGTGCCTTCAACGTCTGTCCAACCGTGATAAGGTGCCACTGCCGATCTTTCCAGTAGAGGATTGAGGTATGAGAAGTGGGACACCACATCAGCAATCTGATTAGGAGTCTTGACGTTTTCCTTATCAACCAAGTCCGAATTTTTGATGACTTCATAGTGCGCTCCCGCAATGACCTTGCCCACCGAACAGGTTGAGACAGTAGGTTCTTTCCTGTGGATCTTGCGGTTAGGGACGGTGAACTCTTCCTGGCTTCCCCAATCGGCAGCCCTCTTTGCCTGCGGGCAGTATTCCTGAAAGTAGAGGCGGAACGTATTGTTGAATTGGAAGTGTCCCTTGATCTCAGCCATCATCTTTTTGACCTGATCGCCAGTCGCGGTCGAGATCAGCATACGAATGTCGGGATAGTTGAGAATCCATTGAATCGTATGCGCGATGGTGATGATGGTTGTTTTCAAGTGTCCGCGAGGAAACAGGATTAGGTTATTGCGCGGGCCTTCGAGTTGCCACAGGTCGCACGCTGGAGTGAAGTGGATATGCCCCGCTTCGGTAATGTGGTCTGAGCCGCCCTTGAAGTGCTGTAGGTGGTCGATAATTTCGCCGTGTACTTGCCTGCTTACGTCCTTGTAACCAAGGATGTGATTGCAAAGGAAAAGCAGGTCTACCCTAGCTCTCTGCCTTCGCCTGAGCAGGAGTTCAAATCTGTGCTTGATTACTTCGGTGTCTGTGTTTTGCGTCATTCGGGACGCACGGGACTAACCTTGCGTGTAATAGATGGTGCCCGATACCTGCACGGCGTTGGAGTTGTTCATCACGAACGTATCTCCGGGCTGGCACTGGAAGTAAGGCTCATCGTTGATTTGCAGCGTCATCGCTGAGCCATTAGCGGTAAACACTACTGCACCCGATAGTGCCGTGGTGCCGTCCTTGAAAGTTATATTTGTCGCTCCCGCCACCGTAAAGAACAGCCCGTAGACGTTGATCGGGGCTCCACTGACCGCCGATATTACGGTATTGTCCCCACTAGAACTGAAATTGATTACCGCCGATTTGCAAGCGGAACGATGGGCCGCCATTACTTAGCCTTGGCCGCGAAGGTCTTTTTACCTGTCTTGTTCCAAGAGGTCTTGTTGTTACGCGCTCCAGCCGATACCTTGCTGATCTTGCCCTTGCCTGCCGCGAGCCTCTTCTGCAATGCGTCGAATGTTCCGCCTGCCATTTACATTGCCCCCTTCATAAAGTCGGGTTTGGTGCGGGCGCGTTTCATCGGCTGCTTCATGGGCTTCATCTGCTTTGCCCCGGCCAAGCGCCGCTGCATGGCGTCAAGTTCCACGTTCAAAGACTTCTTAGGCGGCTTCATGGGAATCATTGCTTATCTAACTCCTGAATGGGACAGGGTTCGTCCACGCCGTGACCTACATGTATCCAGCCGTTGCCTTCATCCCGGCATGTCTTATCTGAAACAAAGCCAAACGGCGTTCTATGAATAGGGTAGTCGGGATATTCACGGTTCCATATTTTGATGAATCTATCGAGACTCGCTTGCATTTAGGACTCTTTGCCGCGATCCGCACGATGAACGTTGATTGCCGTTTCCTGCTTGGAAGGCGACTGGCCCTTGTCGCTGACGCTCGTTCCGTAGTTCGAGTACCCGCCTTTGAAGTCGTCCGAGTAGTGACGGCCCTGATAGAGGGGATTCGAGTGCTGCGGGGTCGCATTATCGTGCATGGTGCGGTCTTCGGCCATTTCGTTGTTGTACTGGTCGTTCGTCACGCTCAGGTAGTTGTCTTTGCCGTTGAACGCGCCACTAGGCGAATCCGCGAACTGCGGTCCCTCGCAGGGAGGTTGCTTGGGCTTCATGTTTGACATCGAGTATGCTCCTTGTGTGATTCTTGACATAAACTTCTTTGTGTAGTCAAGTAGTTTGTGCTATGAAGTTAGATTATGAAAATTTTGGTTACTGGCGGCGCGGGATTCATCGGATCGCATCTGTGTGAAGCGCTGGTTCAGCGCGGGCATTCCGTGGTCATCGTTGATGACCTGAGCACGGGAAGCAAAGACAACCTAACCAACCTTGGCGGATACGCGCTCTGTGATAAGAGTGTGTTTTCAGCTCCGCTTCCATATCTGCTGACACATTCTGACTTCGTATTCCACCTGGCGGCATCGCTAGGAGTGAAGAGAATACTGTCTGATCCGTTTCGCTGCATCAAAGCCAACGTCATGGATACAGAGAGGTTATTGTCATATTGCGTCAGGGCAGATGTTCCAATCCTCATCGCTTCGACTTCCGAGGTTTACGGCAAGTCCGAGAACGTACCTTTTTCGGAGGACGACGACCTGGTAATAGGGCCTTCAACCAAGTCCAGATGGAGTTACGCAGCCTCGAAGCTCCTCGACGAGTTCATGGCGCTATCCTGCGGCGCTCCCGCGATAGTGGCGCGAATCTTCAATACCGTAGGACTCAGGCAAAGCTCACAGTACGGCATGGCGCTGCCCACCTTCATCAAGCAAGCTCTTTTAGGCGAGCCGATAACCGTACATGGCGGCGGAAAGCAGTCCAGGTGCTTTTGCGACGTGCGCGATACGGTAGAAGCTCTAATCCGGCTAATGGAAGTCAAGGCTTATGGGCAAGTAGTAAACGTAGGGAATACGACCGAAATCAGCATCGAGAACCTGGCCAGAATGGTAAAGCGACTGACGGGCAGCAATTCCGAGATAACCTACGTGCCCTACCAGGATGCTTACGGAACCGGCTATGAGGATATGAACCGCCGCGTCCCTTCGATCAAGAGGCTATACGATCTGACTGAGTTTGCGCCGAGCATTCGTCTTTCGCAGACAATTGAGTGGATCGCCACGCCTCAGTTATATCCCGAGCAAGTACACATATCGGCCTGACAGCAACCCTTGAATCCACCGTGCTTATGTTTGGGATGTCCACAAACGCAGATACCGGCAATGGCAATTTTGGTAGGGGCTGTCGGCATCTCAGCCGAGAGAGGCGCGTCAACGTGGGGACCCTGTGCGTGCTCCTCAACCATTTTTGGTCGAGATCGATGCCCCTTCTTTTCAGGTGCTCCTACCGCTCTGCGCGGCTCAGCCCCATTGAAATCGGCTAGCAGTTTCTCTCTGCACCACTCACTGATATTCCCATCCGCCTGAAGCTCGACCCATTTCAGCTCCGCTTCCTCAAGATGCACCGTAAGAGATTTGCGGGTGTCGAATTTCTTTCGCACCACTTCATTCTGAGGCATATGAAGCATATGAGTCAAGTGGTCTAATTTTATAATTTCTGTTGGCGAGCCGCATTAGCTATAGCGAGTGACGGCAGGGGTGACCTGGCCCCCGTCGAACATTGGCAAAGCAATCTAAGAAAATAATCCCACCAAACAAGGCGAAGCGGTAGGTCTAGTACGTTGACCATATCGTACCTAATTCGGGTATGTGTCGTGTAGTGTGTGACTTAGCAAGGACTAGTACGGTAACATTCTGGTGTTTATCGGACACTCGTTTGTTATCAGTTCGCTTAGTTTGTTCTTGCATCTGTCAGCGCTAGAATGCTAAAAATGGCCTATGTCCACCAAAACCACAGAGATCACTGAGCAACAGAAATCGCTGGCTAAAGGCTATATACGTGATGGCAAGTCCTTCATGCAGGCTGGCTTAGATGCTGGATACTCGCGTAGCTTCCTGAAGAATGGCCCTGCTGCGTGTTCTCGCCAGTCTCGCGGGATCAGAGAGGCTATTTCAGCGGAATCACAGGCCGAGCGTTTCGATGCTGAGTTGGCGCGTGAATTGAATCGCTCGCGTCTATTGGCGGCCGTTAAGACTGGCGTTCCGTGTAAGGTAGTCAAAGAGATAGAGCTACTTGGCCGCGATAAGGCTGTCGACCAATGGGTACGTACTGGCGATATGCAGGTGGGGATCTTCAATACGCTCATGACGCCAGAGGCGGGCAATATCCTAGAGGCGCTTCCACCTGAAGAATAGCCTTTCGCCTTTTCGTCTACCGTATCTACCTGATTGACAGGTTTTAGCATTGTGCTATTGTGCCGATTGTCAGCGAGACGCCAGTCTCAAACCAAGCTGACAGGGAGATAACATGAAAGAGCGTGCGATGCTTTTCTTTCTGAAGCCGCGTTATTGCTCATGGTACGCGTAGACCTTCGCGGATCTGCACTCCTGTAGACCGCAAAGCCTGGAGCTGGTAACTCCCAAAGCCGGTAGGTTAAGCCGGTTATTTCCCATGCTTCTCAACCGGCTTGTCTTGCTTCTTTGGCTCTGCCTTTGGTGCTTTCTTCGCCGGTTGCGCCTTTGCCTTTGGTACTGAGTCCTTCACTACGCGAACGGGCAGCATCACTGATTCTTTGACTACGTTTCCGCCTACCTTAGCCGTTGCCTTTGTGACCGGAATAGCAATTGGCGGTGTTACTGCCTTCCCGACCTTGACAGGCACCTTGGCGACTGCGCAGCCAGTTATCAGAATGCACAGGCTCAGTAGTTTCTTCATTTCGCTCCTCTTATTCGAATTTGCAATGCGCCACTCCCGCGTTATCCTCATAGCAGCACACGGTTTGTAATCTCTGGCCTAGATGGTATTGCGGCGCAATTAGCTGCAACTGTGGTTTTCGCAGGCGCAAGCCTTTTCATCGCAATACTTACCGCATTTGTTGCTCATGGTGACCTTTTCGCGGTCCGTATCGCACTCGGCTGTGGTTCTCTCGCACTTACAGTTGTGCAAGCGGGTCGGCGTGTCTGGCCTATCGCTGTTATCACATGAAACGATTGGTGATTCTTCATCTTGCGCGTAAGCGCGTACAAAGAACGTCGCTATAAACATGCTCACTGCCAGCGCAATTAGGGCGAGAGTCCA